AAGGAACGCGGGCCAGATCCTGTACGACATTGCGATCCAGGATCCGACGATCACGATTGCGAGCCCGGAGATTCTGGGGATGATTCTGAAGAAGACGATTTTGAGCGACTCCGGTGAACTACTTCCGGAGTGGCTGCCCCTGCTCCGGCGCTACGTGAAGCACTCGCTCGTTGCCAAGGACCCGCGTCTCGTGGCGATGGCCTTCTCTCGGATCGTCACGCTGCAGCTCTACACGGCTGGCACGCTCGACAATGCAAATCAAGCGAATAACGCCAGCGCCTGAGAACCCGCTCTATCCGCTTCCTGCGGATTATGACACACTCTCGCAAGAGGGCCAGCGGCTGGCTAGGCTGAACGCATGCCGCCAGTGGCTCCTTCCAGCGACCGACTTGAAGCAGCGGGCTATCGACTTCATCTCGTCGATGCGCTTCTTCGAGGCGTGGTACCTGTGGCCGGATCCAGATGCGGACTTCAATCCCCTGTTCTTCGACGACAACCCAGTCCCCACACCCAGGGGCCATATCTCTATCTACAAAGAATGGGCTACTTCCAGAAGCAGCATTGCAGTGGCCCCGCGCGGTTACGCCAAGAGCAACTGCATCCGCAAGTCCATCCTGTTGCAGATGCTGACCCGCCCGGCCTTCTCTTTTATCTACGCTACGAGCTCGCACGACAACGCGCAGCAGACGGGCCAGATCATCAAGACGCAGTTCACGGACAACTCGCGCATCTTCGACGACTTTTCTCCTGACTTCCCTGACGGCCGCATCGTCCCCCGACGTGGCGAGTCTTCCTTCGGTCTGGAGATGATGTACCTGAAGAACGGCTCATGGCTCCGCGCCATCTCCGCCTCCAGCAAGCAGCGTGGTGGTCGTCCTCGGTGCTACATCTTGGACGACCCTGAATACGACCCCAAGGCATCCACCTCGATGGCCATTCTCCGCGACTACGTGGAGAACCTGCTGTTCAAGATCGTAATGCCCATGCTCACTCGCCCCGATACTTCGGTGCGGTGGCTGGCCACTTTCGTCTCCCGACGTCACTACGCATGGCACGCCATGCAGACCGAGCAGACGCCCTCAGGTCCCCGTGCCCGCGACGGGCGCTTTGAATTCTGGTCCCGAATGCTTCTTGACTCGGAGTACGAAAAAGATGGAAAGCTCCACTCCTGCTGGCCCGAGATGTGGCCCCTCAGCCGTGCAGACAAACTTGCGCGACCAGATCTTGCGAACCGCCTGTCCCTTGAGGAAATCAAGGAACGAATCGGCAATAGTGTCTATCTGGCGGAGTATCGCGGACGCCCCGGTGAGAGCGGCGAAAACTTCTTCCCGCCCCTCGTCCGTGAAGACCACGGGTGGTGGATTGAGGATCCGGATCCGTCCTTCGACACGGACCCAGTGACCTCCAATACAAAGATCGCGTGGGGGGAGAAAACCGGAGTCAAGGTGCTCCCCATCCGGGACTTCCTGCTCAACGCTTTCACCTTTATGGCTGTCGATACGTCGTACACTCATGGTCCTGACTCGGACTATAAGGTAGCAGTAGTCATGGCAGTTACCAGCGACAACTGCCTGTTTGTTCTCGATATGTGGGCAGCCCAGGCCCCTGAGGACCAGTTGATTCGAAACGTGTTCCGCCTGGCCGACAAGTGGAAGGTACCCAGCATCCATCCCGAAGTAGTGCGTGAGTCCGTCAACCTTTACCAGCAGCTGGAAACCCTTGTCCGCCAGCGGGCTACGGAAATGACGGGCACCGCCCACCTTCCCAAGATCATGCCCCTGCGCGTGGGCATGCTGCAGAAGGAAGCCAAGATTTCCGGTCTGCTGTTCCGCTTCGAACACAAGCTCCTGAAGCTCCCCATGTGGAAGCGCATGGACAAGCCTTGGCGCGAACTGTTTGACCAGATTGAGCAGTTCAACCCTGAAGCCCGAGACGGCGGCCTGTCCCACGACGACCACATCGACGCGGTGGCCATGTCCTCCATGATCCTCAAGTTCCGCCTCCCCAAGCGGACAATCGACCCCGTGGGGGGACTATCCGCCATGGACCGCCTGAAGGCTGGGGAACTGCAGACTATGGGGGTTCCCACCCTTGCAATGGTTGACTGGAACAAGATCAACACCGAAGATGTCCTTGACATCCTGAAGCCAGAGGAGCCCCTTGACGATGGCGAAACCCGAGTCTGATGGCAGTTACGTCACCATCCCCTACTTCCTGTATGAGGCGATGGCCCGAGCGTACTACGGACGGGTGGCTGGAGACTTTCCGGTGACTCGCCCCATTGCGAGTGAGTCCCCCCAGCCGAAGTTCACGGGTGACTTTGTTCTGGACGAGGAAGAGATCCCCACTACCTGGAAGCCCCAGGGACTCGCAGCTGAACTGAGAAAGAAGAAGACCCGTGCCACAGATTCCGCTAAGCCTGCCGAAGAAGCCTGAAGACATCGCAAAGCTCCTTCGGATGCACACCGATCGGGAGCGGCTGCGCTACAACTATCGCCGTTCCATCTGGCTGCTCGCGTGGCACTACCTGAACGGCGCCCGCCGGTTCGACGTGTTTGATCCGCTGACCGGTCGCTTGACCCCTCAGTACATGGACAAGGAAGGGAACATGGAGTTCCAGTCCCAGGATCTCCTGTCCATGATCGACCGCACCGTGGCCCGCATCGCGTCCATGGACCTGCGGCCCAAGGTCATCCGCCAGGGCACCAGCCTGCGCATGATCCGTGAGCGCTCCAGCGCCCAGATCATCGCGGACTCCCTCGTGTCGGAGCACCAGCTGTCGCAGGTGGTCAGCGACTTCGCGCACATCTTCGTGACCCTCGGCTGCTGCGGCATCACTGGCCACATCGTGGATGTGCCCACTGTTGGTCTGACTGCCGATCTTGAAGTGGTTCACCCCAAGGAGCTGTTCCCCTTCCCGGCCCTGCATCAGGATCACACCAAGCAGAGCGGCATGATCCGCCAGCGCGTGGTTCCTTTTGACATGCTGGAGGAGAAGTTTGGCGCTATCTCCAAGACCAAGAAGGACAAGATGGAGTGGTGGAAGGTTGACCATGGCGACGTCCATACGGATGTCGGCCTGGACGAGCCCGGATCCATGCTCCGTAATCCGTTTGACAACAGCGCAGTGACTACGGGTTCCAGTGCTGGTGGTGGTAGTTCCACTGATGTTGCCCGAATCCGCGAGCTGTGGATCAATGGGCCTCGTGACACCTGTGTGCGTTACGTAGTGACGAGTGGTGATGTCGTGATTGTGGATGAGCAGTACAACGATGCTGCGATGTACTGCCCCATTGGATGGGCCCGCTTCTGCGATACCGGTACTTTCTATGGCGCTGGTCTGTTCGACATGCTCTTCGGCATCTCTCGCGAGGCCGAGCGCATGATGAAGAGCCTGTTCAACAACATCCGAGACATGGACCGCTACGGTGTTATGGTCCTGCCGCAGGGCAGCATGAACGAGCGCACCCTGCTCAAGGATGTGGGCCGTGGCCTTCGCGTCATGAGCTACACGCCGGATCCGCTGAACGAGAACTTCAAGCCGTTCGTTGTGCAGCCCTACAACGCTGGCGATGCACCGGGCAAGGTGGCTCAGTTTGCCCGTACCGTGATGCAGCAGATCGCACCCATCCAGGATCTGATCCAGGAGAAGGGTCGAGTGGAGAGCGCCACGGGTCTGCAGTTCCTTGACGAGCAGATCACCCGTGCGATGACCAATCCGAGCATCAGCATCCAGCGGGCCTTCGGCAACATGTACCGATCGGTGACCGCCAAGGCTGTTGGCGAACTCGTCAAGGCGCCACGCACCATCCCGGTGAACAACGTGACGCTGGATCTGGCTGGTGCAGTGCTGGATCTGGACAAGTCCGTCGTGACGTTTGACCAGAACCCGCTGCCTGATGTTCCGCATCTGACGTTTACCGTGCGCCAGATCAATCCTCGTAGCGAGGTGGCGCGCAAGGAAGAAGCCATGGCTCTTCTGAAGTCTGGAATGACGGACCCCATGGCAGTCAAGATCTTCTCGCTGAAGGAGGGTCTGGACTTTGCCCTTTGGATGGACGAGGACAAGGGTGCTTACGAGACCATTGTGCAGAACATCCTTCTGCTCTACGGCAACGGCCAAGACCCGGGCCAGATCGTGGTCGCGCCTCACATGGTGCGGCCGGATTTGCAGCTTCGCGTGCTGAGCGGATTCATGACCAGTCCTCTGCTGTCTGCCGCCAGTGCGGAGGTGCAGGAGGAGTTCAAGAAGTTCAGGGATGCCATGCTGCGGTTCATGGGCCAGACGCTCCCGCAGCAGATCCCGACACCTGATGAGGCAGCCGCCATGGGCATGCAGCCTCAGCAGCCACAACAAATGCCCATGATGCAAGGAATGATGCCCAATGGCTGACGAGACGACGCCAAATCAGGAGACTCAGGAAACCCAGACCCCGACGAACAACGTCGTGGACATGGACGCAAAGATTCGTGCGGGTGGACAGGAGATCCCAGTTGCAGATCTGCTCAAGGCAAAGGAGGACCTGGAGTATCTGCGACAGGACTATGGAAAGCTGGTCGCTTTTCGCGACGCGACTACTAAGGTCATGCGACCGGACGTGGACCCCTCGGTGAAGGAGCAGGCCGCCCGTCAGCTCCTCGTTGACATGGGCTATCGTGGCGAAGAGGTGGACCAGTACGTTCAGGATTGGATGAACAACCAGCAAGGAGAGACCGTGACCGACAACACCGAAGACGTGGGGGGCGATGAAGACGACCGTAGTGCAGAGGAGGTGGCAAACGCAATTCTCCGTGCGCAGCAGGAAGCTCAGCGGGCCCAGGAAGAGCTGCAGCGGATGAAGGCCGATCAGCTCAACAGCCGACTCAATGCCCAGATTGTCATGGGACTTGAGATGGACCAGAACGCCCGTACAATGCTGGGCAAGCTCGAAGAGATCAACGGAAAGGAAGCCCTTTCTGGTGCACGAGCCGCAATCGAGAGGGACATTCGCCAGCAGACGCTGGACAACCTCCGAGCCCGGCGCACTCAGGCAGGGGTTTTTGAAGAAGCGTGGATCAATGAAGAGTCAGCCAAGGCCACTCAACAGGTCTTGGCGAAGTACCGCTCGGTAATCGGAGACCCGAACCGTCTTGGTCGGGCCCCGGAAACAGACAGTGGTGCGGGTTCGATCTTTAACCGTCCTGCCGTCCCGGCTCCGCGTTGGAAGCCCGGGGTCACTGCTGGCGACATGGAGTCTGCTCTTGACGCATTCAACAAGGATGCACTGAGCCGACTGGCCGCCGGTCTTGACAGCGGTAGCGACACTCGTGCCTGAACACCTCACTACAAGGAATTGAAACATGCCTGCAACCTCTGGATCCCTTTTCGATCGTCACAGTAAGCAGATCGAGGAGGTCATCAACAAGAACGTCGACACCATCCTGCCGACGCTCGACGCCGCTTGGCGTGACACCATCGTTACCTCTCAGGGCGTGGGCCCCGCCAGCGCGATCGGTCGCGATATGCACATCCTCAAGCTCTATCGCGGCGGTCTCACCGGTGTGATTGAGAACGCTGCCCAGTACAACGACTTCGTGCTGTACGGCGACGACACCACGCTGCTTGGTGACAACACCAACGCGGGTACTCGCAACAATGCGAAGCTGTATCGGCAGTCTGCAACTCAGACTTGGCCGAGCGCTCTTGAGGGTCCGGCCATCAACACTTATCGCCTCGGTATCGGCATGCGCGCCATGCTGACCAACCTGGCGATGACGATGGGCGAGCTGCAGGCGGAGGCCACTCCGGCCTTCATCGGCGACGTGATTGCTCCGAAGCTTAAGGGCTTCGCGCAGAACCTGTCGCACACGCTCTGCAACTACTGGTACGTCAGCCAGAACAGTGGTTACGCTCTGGCCTCGTTCAACGCTGGAACTTACAACATTCCGGCTGTGAACAACGGCGCCCAGGATTCGTTCTCGTTCATCCCCAGCAATCAGGCTGTGGACCGCTTCTACGTGGGTCAGCGTGTGGATCTGTACAAGGCGACTGCTGGCGTGCCCAGCACCGCCGCGACGGCCACCGACCTCATCAACTCCAGCAGCAGCGGTACGCTTCGCGTGAAGTGCTTCGTGAGCGCTGTGGATGAACTGACCGGTACGGTCACCATCCGCATCGTGAACGATTCGGGCGCCAACATGTCGGCCTTCTCGACGAGCGCGGCCAACAATGTTGCTGTCTGCTACGCGAACAGCAAGCTGCAGGGCGGCGCTGCCTTCACCGGCATCGCTGGCATCAACAGCTGGATGAAGTTCGGTGACAGCTCGGGCGCTACTGCCACTAACGACAACTGCCTCCTTGGTGCTGAGCGAGTCACCAACGAGCAGATCAACGTCAACCAGCACCCCGAGTTCAAGTCCTTCCGCGTGCAGAACGTCGGCGCCCTGACTGAGCACAAGCTCCGTCAGTACGTCCGTCGCTTCCACGCTGCGAAGAACAAGTACGGTCAGACGATCGACTGCCTCATCGCCAGCGATGGCGTGTGGCTGGCCTACGAGGCCCAGAAGATCGGTCAGTACACCCTGGAGCGCACGGGTCGTCTGTCGAACCTCAACAGCGAGGGCAGCGACCAGGGCTTCAAGTTCACCTTCGAAGGCCGCACCTACAACGGCTACACCTCGACCTACATCGAGGACGGCGTTGTGTACGGTCTGAAGAAGGGTGGCAACAACTGGAAGCGTTACGTGCCGCCCGATCCGAAGGGCGTGCAGAAGTTCAGTGAGGCCGACAGCTTCGTTCCCTTCAGCTTCGTGGTCCCGGCTCTGACCGGCACCTCGTCGACGAAGTGGCCGATTCTGAACGGCAGCAACCTGACCGAGGCCATGCAGATGCCGGGCATGCTGCGTATGCAGCTCGTCCCGGATCAGCCAACGGGCCTGAAGCTCGAAGGCGTGACCACGGATCGCGTCTGGATGTGATCCTCCTGAGGGGGCTGCGGTGCCCCCGGCGTCTCGATGGGGGGTGGACTTCGGTCCACCCCCCGCGAGCGCACAGGCCTAATAGGAGACCAGATGCCAACCAGGATCGCCGCGATTTCGTGCACTCACTCTCCGTTCACTCCGCAAAGCGTCCATCACTGGCTGTTGGAAACCCTGTCCGCTCTGGACGGGGTTACGCACTTTGTGCACCTCGGAGACATCTTCGAGGCATCCGCAGCCTCCGTGCACCCGGACGAACACGATCACACCCTGCTTGACGAGTACCGTCACGCCTCCGCATTTCTTGCCTCCATCCGATCTGTCCTTCCTAAACGGACACATTTCCACGCCATTATGGGCAACCACGACGACAAC